TGCAGCTGTTGATGTCACACCGTCTAAAATGTTTAGTTCTGCAGCTGTTGATGTTACTCCATCAAGAATATTAAGTTCTGCAGCTGTCGAAGTTACACCATCAAGTATGTTTAGTTCTGCAGCTGTTGATGTAACACCATCCATGATGTTAAGTTCTGCAGCTGTTGCAGTAATTGCAGTACCGTTAAAGTTTATAGAGTCTACATAAGCTACTCCATCAATGTATAAGTCTTTCCATTCTTGTGAAGAGCTACCTAAATCATAAGTATTATCATCATCTGGAATCATGTGAGAATCAATATCAGCACCAAAGGCTACTGTATCTGAAGCTGCATCACCAAATGTAAGATTACCATTTATAGTAGCAGTACCTGTAACTGTTAAGTTTCCACCAACTGCTAAATTACCTGAGATATCTGCAGCACCATTCATGTCTATTGTAGTTGCTGCTATTTGAACTTCTGTATCGGCTACTATATCAAGTTGTCCATCAGTACTAGAATAAATATATAATCCTGTATCTCTAAATTGTACTTTTTCTGTTGAGTCTATTAATAGGTCATCTGAGAATTTAAAATAATCCTCATCTTCCATCCATGTTAAAACACCATCGTTTGATGTAGCATTGAATGTTATAGCAATGTCGTTATTGGTATTAGTACCAAATACTAAAGCATTACTAAATAAGTTTGAAATTGGTCCACCATCACCGGTTGTTGAACCATCATGGGTATGTCCTCCAGTAACACTGAAAGCATTTACTAATTGGTTAAATTCATTATTAAATAGTGCTGCTGTGATTGTATCACCATCACTGAATGAACTTTGTCTTACGTAAGTAGCCATTTATTTATATCTCCTCTATTGTCTTCCTGATGGTCTATAATTTATATAGATACCATTAATTGTGTATGGTGCGTTAGTATCTTCACTAAAAATTCTAAAGAAATTACTGTGTCCGCTTCCTGTTAAAGTTTGCCTAACTAAAGGCACCTCTGCTGCTCCAAATTTTGCAGTGTTAAATGTAGCACTACCAAATATAGCTGGTTCTGGGATAGAATCTAAAACTATATCTACTGGTTGTGGAGTTGTATTACTATCATAATCAAACTTATATCTTAAAGTAGGTTGACAGTCTCCTTCTGGAGTAAATGAAAATTTAGCATAGTCTAAAGTTTTTAAAGTTCCTAAATCTCCGTAATCATAATCTGGTGATTGATACTCAGCTAATATGTTAGCAGTATTAAAACTGTTACCAGTATCGTGATTAAATATTTTCCCATCTCTATCACCATGAAATACTTTTTCTAATCCTGAACTATCAAATCCTGATGTAATTGCAGGAGCTTGTATTCCTAATGTTTCTGACCATTCAAATCCTTGTGGTCTTAATGTTCCTATAATACCTTTTGATGTTGATGTAGTATCACTGCTAGAACTATAAAACATTCTATACTGTGATTTATCTCTTAATACAACACTACTAAATTGTAAAGTATTAGCAGCCGCAGCAATTTTATTTATTAAAGGCTGTATCTGTTTACTAATAGTTCCTAACTCAACGTCACCAATTCTCGCTGTACCAGCAACTGTTCTAAAACCATCTGGTGCTAAGAATATTAAGTCACCAGCAATCTCTTGAATTGTTTGACCATCTAAACAACCTACGTTTTTAGTAACAGGTACTACAGCAACAGTACTAGAGTTATTTATGTTCTGTAATTTAAATATTGAGTTTTGACAAAATATAAATAATTCATTACGGAAACTTTTTAATCCTACTACCTTATCTTCTAATGTTATACTTCCTGAACCTGTGCTACTGAAACTATCTATATCATTAGTACCACTATAATAAATAGTATTAGGTGTACTAGGGTCTCCAGCTACTACTAAATGCTGGTCATGTATTGTACAAAACTTAGCTTTAGTAGTTCCATCAATAGTTATTTGACTTGCAAAATATGTTCTAGTAGTTATATCAGAAGAAGTTCCAGTCATTTTAAATAAAAATGGTTTGTTATTACCACTCTTATCTGTTATAACTACTTCACCATAATCAGTTGTACCTTCAAAAACTGCGAACTCACATTGGTCTACACCTGTTAAAGATAGTTCACTTCTACCACCAAATGTAGAATAGTTATCTCCACTTCCTGAAACACTATCTTTGTTTAATTGTAACCAAGCATCTTCTCCATCTTTACTAAAAAAGATATCGTTACCTACTACAGATATTACACCATCTGCATATACAAGTAAACCTTCTACATCATTAGTAGAATTAGGTAAAGTATCTCCAAATAAACTATATCCATTTATTCTTCTATACCCTCCTTCTGTTGCAACCTCAAAGTTTTTTAACTTAGTAGCAACTCCGGGTGTTTGTAATAACGCTAAAGAGTTTGTAGACTTATTAAGTCCACCTCCAAGCGGTACTGAAAAAGGTTGAGAACCTGCCATTTAGAAATAAGTCCTGTCGTCTGACATATATTTAGGGCTAGGATTAATCAAATTAGATTTCATAACTCTCATATTCTTTTTATATTCATCAAGAGCAAAAGCTGATTGTTGAACATTTTCTTTAAATTGGTGTACATAATATCTTGTACGTGCTGTTATAACATTGCTATACTGTTCTGGCATAACAATAGTATCGTCATAAGCTGATAAAGCTGTTGGTTTAGTGAACGCATAAAAATGTACGTTATAAACTTTATCAGGTATAGGACTTAATCCAAACTTTCTATGGTCTGGACTTTTAATAACATATCTAGGCTCACCATGACTTGCATCTGAACCTTCTGCATCATCTGCATTTTCACCATCTCTGTAATATTGTTTCCAGTCAGATAGTGTTAAAAATTTTAAACCTTTAGAAACGTAAGGAGTTGTTTCTCCACTTACGTTTATTGTTGTTAAATAAAAATCATCCCAGTCTACTGATGCGTAATCAGTTGTTATACTAGAGCTATCTGCTTTAAGCGTATACCATCTAGTTCCTGCCACCGTTGCGACAGTTACGTTCCCATAGAAAGGGTCCGTTCCTCCACTAACTCCTGCTGAGAAAAAAGGTAGTTGTGGTTCTTCGTTAGCTATATCAAATATAGATTTATTAATTGCATCTTTTACAAATGATTGAATACCTGTAGCACTTGCAAAATTACCAGAAGTTAAAACAACTTCATTTAATTCTCTTAATACTTCGTTACTTAAATCTAAATATGTTGTAGCCATTTATTATTCCTATAAAAAAGTGGAGAGGTCAGTTAAGACCCCTCCGAGTTGACGTTAGTCAATGCCGTAGAATGCACTTACTAAAGCTTCATCTCTAAGTACTTTCGCACCGTAGACATGTAAGCCTCTAACTATGTCACCAAACGATGTTGGGTCTCTCAACACTTCAGTTGAAAGAATAGTATTAGCAGTTGCAGTAGATGACATGTGTCCACCTAAACATTTACCAGCAGCATTAGATGTGCTTGCAATATTGTTTGATTTATACATATCAAATCCACGTAGTTTTCCACTAGAAACTAGTCCATTTCTAATTGAACCTTGTCCACCATTATAGTCGACAGAAAGCAATTTAGAAGATGTTTGACTTAGTACTTCATAGAAATCAGGACCAGCAACAAACCATCTACCTTCTTCAGGTACGTTTTGTTCGTCTAATAATCTTGCCATTCTAGCCAAAAGGTCTAGAGGGTCAGTTTCACTAGTTTGTCCTAAATCTATATTACCAGTTCCATCATATACTCCAGCACCTAAGTCTGTAGCATTGTCAGCACCTAACACGTGGTCTGGTGATGAACTTGAAACTCCTGAGAACATAGTTGCTAAAACAGCAGCGTCATATGAATCTTTAAGAGCATATGCAGCAGAGCTTGAAGCAACTTCTTTAAAGTTGACATGTGACATATTTGTTTCAATATCATCTACGATGAATTTGAAAGCTTTAGCACTATCAACAACCAAAGAAATCTCTTGGTCTGTTAGTCTAGTTTCAGTTGTGTCTGAATTTCTTGTGTAGTCTGACACAGAAATTACAGGTTCTTTGATAATCTTTACAGAGTCTCCGAAAGAGGATATCTCACCGGCATAGTCGGTGTTTGTGATAGCTTCTACTACCGAGGCTTTTCTAAAGAAGTTTAAAACCTTTTTAGAGTAAACCGAAGGTAAAAAGAAACTATTAGTTTGTCCACTTACGGAGTTTGCAAAGTTAGCATTTGTATCGGTTGAGGGTTCAAAATATTGAGCCATGATACTTCTCCTTGTAGTTAATTATAGTTTATTTAACGATTCTGCCTTCTTGCATTGCATCTGATATTTCCTTTTCGTATCTATCAAATTCTGCAACACTCATGGCAGCAATCTCCCTTTCTGACCAAACTTTCTCCTGAGAAGGTTCTACACTAGTTGTTTTAGTGGAAACCATATCTGCAGCAGATTTTCTGGTCGGTTTAGAAGATGACTTAGTCTTTTTAGGTTCTATACCAAAATCTTTTTTAAACAAGTCTAAAGCACGTGAGGCTAGGTCAGCATCGTCAGCATTCGAGTATATCCAATCTTGGATAGACTTAGGTTGCTCTTTTGCCCAACCATGAAAGTCATCACTGTTTCTGATATCTTCAAAATCAGGGTGTCTTTCATTTAACCTTTTTTCTGCATCTTGTCGTATTAATTGATTCTCACGTTCTTGGAGTTTACTAAGGCGTTCTTCTAGAACTTTTGCTTTAGTCTCCGATTGCATATGAGCAACAGTTTCTACAACTTCATAAACATCAGGATATTCTTTTTTAAACTCTTCAAGTTCTTCTTCAGATTTAGGAGCTTTATAGTCAGTTCTATTTTTAGTAGCCTCTTCTATTAACTCTTGTTCTCTAGATTTAAACTCGTTTAGTTTAGAATCATAATGTTTTTTCAAATCATCGTATCTTTTTTTATAGTCTGGTCTCTTATAAGGAGTATCCTTTTTAGTTTCCAGCTCCTCTGTATTTACACTTCCTTCTTGAGCAACTTCAGTTATGTCATCGCTTTTAAAAAGTTTATTTTGAGGTTCTTCAAAATACATATTATCTGATGATACAAAAGGTTTATCATCACCTTGGTGCCAATCTTTTCTTGCGTTATAAGGATTTGGCGTTTCCTCTTTTTGGACTGTATTAGCCATTTTCTTTTCTCCTAATTGGGGCTTTGTTTACAAGGTAGCTGCGTTGTGCACTAGCAGGGCTTGTATTGTAAAGGTAGCCTTTCGGTTTTCAAAAATGATAAAGTGCCTGATATCTCAGGGTAGCTCTATCGTTGTCTTAATCTAGGATTCGCTGATAACATACCTTTACGTATCTCATCATCTACAATATCAGATTCAAGAGGTTTTCCATACTGGTCTACCTGTTCTTCTTCTACTATAGGTTGTCCACCCATATTAAGTTGCTGTCTTCCATCTGCATTAGCTTCGGCTTCCATCATCATAGCTTCTAATTTATCAGCTCCGATTTCTTCTACAGCTTTTGCAGTAAAGACAAATTCTCCATCAGATAACCTTGCAGGTATATCGTCAGAGACTCCTGTTCCCGGTCCTTCAACAGGACCTTCTCCAGTAAATTCTGAGGCAGTGTCAACTACTTTGTCAAATATAACACTAAGTTTATCATTGCCTTCTAATTGTTTGTTTAAAAATTCTTGTTCCTTTTCAGATAAAGCTTCAGATACTACAAAATCTACATAGTTATCTTCCATTACTTCATCTGAATCCATTGCCATTTCATCTGCTTGCATCTCTTCGTACTCTTCGTGAGTTTCTCCGGGCATAACAGTTCCATCAGGCATAGTATGGGTAGGACCACTTTCAGCATCGTGGTACATTACCATATCATCTTCGAGTAGTCCTTTCTTTTTCATTTATTTATCCTTTGCTCTTCCTACGTTAAGTGCACACCAGTCTAAAACTTTATAAGCTTTACCTACCCACTTATCATCAGCAGGTGTTGGTGTCAATGAACATATTAAAGATGCTCCAGCTATAATCATTGGTATGATTGTTATTATGTTAATTATGTTTCCAATTAATGTCATCATATTAAATTTCCTCGTTGTTTCTTGTTAATGCTTCTTTAACCTGTAGGTCCAGCTGCTCCAGTTTGCCCAGAAAATTCAGTTTCCCCTGCAACCGGTACATTTCCTGTTCCGATGTTGCCACCACCAGTGCCTGTAACTCCAAGTTCCGGAGGTTGTTCAGGTGCTCCTTGAAGGCTCCCCATTGGGGATTGTTCACTATTGGGTTGAGCTTCTTCGCCATTTGTTTGTCCAGCATTTTGCATTCCTATTATTTGAGCCATTACAGCAGCTTCTTCTGGGTCATTGAGTATTTCATCAGGGTCCAAGTCTAAGCTGTAGGCTAGTTCACTTAC